CCAGAAGATATTCTGCAATAAGGTGAGATAAATGGCTGAGTCCCAAGATATTGAACTTATTCTTCCTGACGAAGAAGTAGATCCTCGTGCGGCTGACGTAATACAAGAAAGCGGCGGTGATTTTAATAGTTCCGAAGTAGCTGATTCTCAAAACGAAGAGCTAGAGGAATATAGTGACGGCGTTAAAAAACGTATAGATAAACTTACTTATCGTATGCGAGAGGCTGAGCGTCAAAGAGAAGAAGCGATTGAGTTTGCTAAGAAAATTTCTGAACAAAACAATCAGCTTCAAACAAAGTTAAAATCTTCAGATTCGACGCTCGTTAATGAATATCAACAACGTATTGAGTCAGATAAAGAACGCGCTAGACGTGCTTTAAAAGAAGCTCAAGAACTTGGTGATGCAGAAGCTATTGCATTAGCTACAGAAGCAGTTGCTAAAACTTCTTATGAAGCGCAAAATGCCCAGCGTTTGGTAGCCAAACAAAAACAAACGGCAGAACAAGAAGTTGTAACGCCAGAGCTACCTCAACGCCGAGATTTACAACCAGCTTCCCCCGACCCCTCAGCAGAGGCGTGGGCAGAAAAGAACAGTTGGTTTGGTGAAGACACGGGTATGACCTATGCTGCTATGGGTGTTCACCAACAGTTAATTAAAGAGGGTGTAGTCCCTAGTTCGAAACATTATTACGAGAGAGTTGATGCAGAAATGCGAGAACTTTTTCCACATAAATTTGTCGGTGAGACAAAAAACGTGCAATCTGCCGTAGCAGGAGCCAGCCGAGGTGTTGGTTCTGTTAAAAAAGGTGCACGCAGTGTGAAACTCACACCTTCACAGATAGCGATAGCTAAAAGAATAGGTGTGCCTCTAGAAGAGTACGCAAAATACGTTTAGGAGATGAAAATGACAGATCGTACCTCCAGATCTGCTGAAACTCGAGCAAAAACAGCTCGCCGTAAACCATGGCAACCGCCATCTATGTTAGACGCTCCTGAAGCTCCTCCTGGATATAAACACAGGTGGGTGCGTGCAGAAGTCCGTGGGCACGATGACAAAGCGAATATGTCAAAGCGTATTCGTGAGGGATTCGAGCCAGTAAGAGCAGAAGATCATCCTGATTTCGATGCTCCTATGATTGAGGACGGTAAACACGCTGGCGTAATAGGTGTTGGTGGCTTGATCCTCGCAAAAATTCCTGAAGAGACCGTCGAAGAACGTAATGATTATTTCCACGGAAAGACAGCAGAACAACTTCAAGGTGTTGACAACGATTTAATGCGAGAAGCTGATCCAAGAATGCCGCTACGACAAAGCGATATGAGGAGAAGCACCAAAGTGGAATTCGGTAGTCGAAAACCGGCTGCTGATTAAGTTATCATTTTCCTTAGAGGATTAAATCATGGCTAATACTGATGCCCCTAACGGGTTCACACCAGCCTATCACCTTTACGGTGGTACGATCCGTCCTCAGAAGTTGCGTATTGCTAGTGGCACCTCTGCTGCTATCTTCAACGGAGACGTTGTAAACCTATCTTCTGGGTACGTGATCCAAGGCACTGCGACAGGCACACCAGCTGGAGTTTTTGCTGGATGTTTCTTTACCGCAACCGACGGTACACCTACATACTCTACGTTCTTCCCTGCTTCAACAGCTACGCTGGGATCAGCAGACGTCGAAGCGTATGTATATACCGACCCAGCAATCGTGTACGAAGCGCAATTTACTGCCGGCACTCCAGCCGTAAGTTTTATTGGCGATAAATATACGATTACCACAACCGCTGGCAGCACTAACAATGGACGATCCAAAGAAGGTGTAACAGCGACAACAAGTAGCGGAATAGCGTTGTTGAATAGGTTCGTAGATTCTCCGAGTAATAGCATCGGCGCTAACGCTCGTGGGTATTTTTCGTTCCCAACTAACGTATTCGCTGTATAGTCGAAGGAGAGTAACTAATGGCTATTAATAGAGCTCAACTCGTAAAAGAGCTGGTTCCTGGCCTTCATGCTCTCTTCGGACTAGAGTATGATCGCTACGACGCTGAGTACGAAGAAATCTTCGAAACCGAAACTTCAGAACGAGCTTTTGAAGAAGAGGTAATGCTGACTGGTTTCGGCGAAGCTCCTGTAAAGTTTGAAGGTTCTAGTGTTACTTTCGACACCGCGCAAGAATCTTTTACTGCACGGTATTCGCATGAAACTATCGCTTTGGCTTTTTCATTGACTGAAGAAGCTATTGAAGATAATTTGTACGACACCTTGTCATCTCGTTATACGCGAGCACTTGCTCGTTCTATGATGACCACTAAAAACATTAAGGGCGCAAACATATTGAACAATGCGTTTAGCTCTTCTTTTGTTGGTGGCGATGGCAAAGAACTATGTGCAACTGATCACCCGACTGTAGGTAATGAGACCCAACGCAACGAACTATCGGTAGCGTCGGATCTTAATGAAACCTCACTAGAGCAGTCGCTGATCGATATCGCAGCTTTCGAAGATGAGCGTGGTCTAAAGATCAACGCACAAGCGCGTAAGCTGATTATCCCAACCGCACTGCAATTCGTTGCAGATCGTCTACTGGAAACTCCAGGACGAGTCGGTACGGCTGATAACGATATTAACGCACTGCGCAACATGGGTATGGTTCCTGAGGGATACACCGTTAATCACTATCTAACAGATACTGATGCGTTTTTCCTGACGACTGACGTACCTAACGGACTGAAGCACTTTGTGCGTTCACCTGTTGCGACCAGTATGGAAGGCGACTTCGAAACTGGTAATGTTCGTTATAAAGCCAGAGAACGCTATAGCTTTGGCTTTAGTGACTGGCGTGGTATTTTCGGCTCTCCAGGAGCTGCGTAATATCGCGAGGGAAAGGGGCACTGGTTGCCCCTTTTCTTTTTCTGCTGTATAAAGCATCCATCCCTGACAAGTACATCCCGTACTTGACACTAGCCACGACAGGAGATACTCATGGCGAATACTACCTTTAACGGCCCAGTCCGATCAGAGAACGGGTTTAAAGTTGTTTCAAAAAACGCAAGCACTGGTGCGCTTACTGATGTAGTAGATATTGCATCTACTGGTATCGTTACAAATAAATATGTAAAGCACGTTGGTTTTGCTACAGGCGTTACGGTCAACACCACAGCGGGGGATAGCCCTTCTATTGGTGAGTTTACTCAACCTGCAAATACAATCATTACTGATATTAAAATCTTCTGTGACACCTCGCCTGTTATTGGTACAGGTGACATTGGTTATGAAGTTGGTACTACTAGCTCTGGCGCACAGATTGTTGCGGCAGTAACTGATGAGATCTTGGACGGTGGTACAACTGTTGTAGAACATAACGTAACTACAACGACGTTGGTAACTCAAACTCAAAGCGGTACTACGGCTCCTGCCTCTGTTCAATATACAGATACTGCAAGAACGATTTTCTGTAATATTACTAACACTGTTGACGCGACAACTGCTGGTTCATTTACGTTTATTATTGAGTATGTACAAATAGCGTAATAGGAGACGGATATGGCTGATGCGGTAACTTCAACAACTATCTCTGATGGTACGCATAAAGCAGTTATACAGCTGACAAATCTTAGTGACGGCACTGGTGAGGATGCCGTCAATAAAGTAGACGTTAGTGGGTTAGCTACTCGAGAAGACGGTACTGCTTGTAGTAGTGTATTAATTGAAAAAGTAAGCCATTCAATTATTGGTTTTACGCAAGTACAGCTTTTGTTTGACGCAACTACAAACACGATAGCATTGGGACTAGCGCAAGACAGTAATGGTCATATGGATTTTAGCGAATTCGGAGGTCTTAAAAATACTGCCGGTAGCGGTAAAACTGGTGATATATTACTGACTACAATAGGTGCGTCTTCTAACGATAGTTATGTAATTGTCTTAGAACTTATAAAGAACTATGGCTAATGGCTACATCAGGTACTCGTACTTTTAGTTTAAACGCTGCAGATGCGATTGAAGAAGCGTATGAACTAGCAGGTTTAGAATATCGAACAGGATACGACGGCGTAACTGCGCGTCGTTCTATGAATATTATGTTTGCTGACTGGTCAAACAGAGGCATACAAATATGGGAAGTAGAACAAGTATCTTTAGATTTAGTTGAAGGTCAAACGACTTACGATTTAAATCAATTTGATATAGATATTTTAGACGCTGTAATACGTCGTACGACAAATAGTATACAAACAGATTTTCAACTAGATCGTATAGATCGTGGGGAATATTTAGATATACCTAATAAGTTAACGAAAGCGCGGGTAACTCAATATTATTTAGAGCGCACGATTACGCCGAAACTTTATGTTTGGCCTGCACCTGAAAACTCTACGGATAAGTTTGTATCTTATCGTTGGAAACGTATTCAAGATATTACAGAGTCTGTAAACGATGTAGATTTACCGAGTAGGTTTCTTCCCTGCCTTACTTCTGGATTAGCTTTTTATTTAGCTATGAAAAAGAATCCAGAAAAAGCAGGGTTATTACAACCTCTTTATGAAATGAACTTAGTTAACGCAATACGTTACGATGATGATAGTTCGTTGAGGTTAGTACCTAAACGGACGTATTTGTAATGGCTTTCGCAGTAGGTAAATATGCTTATGGTGTATGTGACCGTTGCGGGTTTCGTGTTAAATATTTACAAATGAGAATGGAATGGACAGGTTTCAAAGTCTGTCCTGATTGTTTTGAGCCTAAACATCCTCAATTAGACCCTCCTCATCATGTTTCTGACCCAGAAGGATTACGACAGGCTAGGCCAGAAGTACCTTTACCACAAGCACAATTAGGGTTAGTAAGAACGACAGGGCCAAGTAATACTACTGACTCGGGGCGTAATATAGGGGGGCAATCATTAGGTATAGTAGACCCTATCGGCACTGATTTCGTGGGTGTTTCAGCTACAGGTAGTGTTGGGACTATTACGGTAATTACGACATGAGTTTTACTTTAAGCACTTTAAAAACAGCTGTCCAAAATTATACAGAATCTTCTGAAACGACTTTCGTCGCATCATTAGATACTTTCATAAAAGAAGCGGAAGAAAGAATACTAAAAGCAGTAGAGCTTCCAGTATTCCGTAAAAACGTCACAGGCACTGCTACGGCTAGTAATACTTACCTTAGTACCCCTTCGGATTTTCTAGCCCCCTACAGCCTCGCTGTTATCTCTAGTAGCGTATATTCGTACCTACTCTATAAACACGTTTCTTTTATAAGAGATTTTACACCTAACGCATCTACAACAGGGCTTCCTAAATATTATGCATTGTTCGATGATAATTCTTTTTTATTAGCTCCGACACCGGATACGACATATTCGTTTGAGTTACATTATAAATACCGACCTGCTTCGTTAACGACAACAAGCGGAACAGATACAACATGGTTATCAGATAATGCGCCCGATGCGATGTTATACGGTACTTTAGTAGAAGCTGCGACTTTTCTTAAAAACCCACAAGAAATTGTACAATATGAACAAAGGTTCATACAGGCTGTAAACGGACTTAAAAATTTAGGTCAAGGATATGGCCTTAGAGATGAATATCGTTACGATATTGCTAAAGGATAAATATGCAAGCTCCAAAACTGGAAGTAGGAAACTTTTTAGTAACTGCTACAGAACAAAAAGGCCATTCTCCTGACTTTTGGGCTAAATCAGCGTCTGATAGAATTGTAAGCGTAGGAAATAAATCACATCCTTTAATAGCACAACAAGCAGAGGCATTTAAAGAAAGTGTAGAGCAGATAGTTCTTTTTTATTTAAAAGAAGCTATTAAAAGCGATAGAACGACTTTAATAGCAGAATTAGAACTACAGGGTCAGCAAGAAATGGCTAATATACTTAGGAGATTATAATGTCTATTACGACAGCGATGTGTACGACTTTTAAAAAAGAAATTTTAGAAGCTGTTCATAATTTTAAAAACTCTGGCGGTAGTACGTTTAATTTAGCGTTGTATACAAGTTCAGCAAGTTTAGGTGCGAGTACAACAGCGTATACCACATCTAATGAAGTATCTGGTACAGGATATACTGCTAAGGGTGCGTCATTGACTCGTGTTGACCCAAGTAATGATGGGACTACGGCGATTACAGATTTTTCTGATCTTACGTTTAGCTCTAGCAGTATTACCGCAAGAGGCGCATTAATATTTAATGATAGTGCTTCAGGTGATCCTGCGGTATGTGCTTTAGATTTTGGCGCAGATAAAACGTCTACGTCTGGAGATTTTACGATACAGTTCCCAACTGCTGACGCTAGTAATGCTATTATCCGTATTGCGTAGATGTCTAATCTTACCGGCTGGGGCAGAGGTGCGTGGGGCGATGGCACATGGGGTGAGCCAAGTCCAGTCCCAGTTACAGGCGTTTCTGGAACGGGTGCGGTTGGGACGGTTACAGTCGCAGCCAGTGCAGTTGCCGCTGTCACAGGCGTTTCTAGCACAGGGGCAATCGGGTCAGTCACAATCGTCCAAGGAACGGGTGTCACTGTATCCGTTACAGGTGTGGCAGGCACTGGATCTGTCGGAACGGTTACTGTATCCGCTGATGCGAATGTTAGTATTACCGGCGTTGTGGGTACTGGAACAGTTGGCTCAGTTACAGTTACAGGTACAGCGACTACTTCTGTTACTGGAGTACAAGGTAGTGGAAATGTCGGAGGTGTTTCAGTTACAGGAACGGCTGTCGTTATACCGACAGGTGTTAGTGCGACAGGGTCTATTACTCCTGTCAACGTGTGGGGACTGGTGGACGATAGTCAAACGCCTAGTTGGTCAGATGTATCGGATAGTCAAAGTATTACTTGGTCGACTGTATCAGACAGTCAAACGCCGAATTGGGAAGAGGTAGCTTAAATGGCAACTTATGTTAATGACCTACGTTTAAAAGAAATCGCTACAGGTGATGAATCAGGAACGTGGGGAACGAGTACAAACACCAACCTTGAGTTGATTGCAGAGGCTTTTTCCTTTGGGACGGAATCTATTACGACTAATGCCGATACCCACACTACGACGATTGCGGACGGCTCTACCGATCCCGGCAGGTCAATCTATCTCCAATATACTGGTACTCTTGATAGCACTTGCACCATCACTATAGGGCCGAATACGGTAAGCAAGCTGTGGTTCATTGAGAACGCAACCAGCGGCTCGCAGTCAATTATTATCAAGCAAGGCTCTGG